AATTAATGTAATAAAATTCTCCATATAAAAATTACCTCATTATATTATACGGTTATTGTAATTACTCATCCATACGCTCTTTGCAAATTGCCCAAGCCGAACTTTTTAGCTCTTTCTTTTTTTTCTTGCCTGGAGCATTTCCTGTCTTGTCTTTATATTTTTTTACAAGTTTAGCATATACTTCATCAACACACCTATCAAGCTTGGCTGGCGCTTCTGTGTAAAGCATATCTATAGCTGTGTTTATGTCAAAATTTATAATTTTTTCAACACTCAAACTTTTGAACATTTTAAATGCAACATCTTCATTTTTAGAAATTTTTTCTATTTTTTCATAGGCTTTAATAGCGTATGGTAACAACTCTCTCCACGACATACCTTTCGGATTCGTATCGCGGACAACATCTTGTTTGCCGCCATCATCTCCAGGTCTACCCCCCTTGTCTCCTTGGGGGCCTTGCGCGGTTGGAAAGCCACCATTCTTATTGTCATCTTCTCCACTATTCGGATATTCTATAGGGCTCTGTTGTATTTGTGGTCCAAATTTGCCCACCTTTCTTAATGTGTGAGGATATTTTTCAGCAAACTTCTTGCGAAGCGTGTCTTCTCTACGCATTCTTTTAACTTCAACATTAAAATCTTCGCCAAAACGTTCAAGCAGTGTTTTGTAAGAAATAATATTTCTATCAAGTAACTCAAGAAGCATCTTCTTTTCTGCCGTTTCATCTCTAAGCGACATATTAGCAAACTTTACAATTGGCATACGTTTAATACCAACTCCTACGGCGGCTGCAGCCAATTGCTTCCTAACCCATCGCAAAACTTTGTTTCTTCCTGTTTCAAGTCGCTCAAGGAGTGTTCTACAGCTCAAAAATGAATTTGAATAATTCCCCCCATCTCCGCCTATTAAAACCTCAGAAATGCCAAGTCCAGCAAGAATATCATTATTAACTTGTTTATATTTTGCTTCTCCCAAAACTTTCCCAACTTCTTTGTCGTCGCTTTCAACAGTAACTAAATCATCCCACACTATTTGCTTAGATTTTGAAGGATTCTTTAATAATGAAGCAAACTTTTGAAGACGAGTAGCAGATGGTATCATCCCCTCAGATGCATTGCCAAGTTTAAATATACTAATGGTATTTGTAATAGATTCAGCAACAGAAATATCCATATTACGCAATGTCTTTTTAAACTTAAGATCATCAACAATACGCCACAACATCGGATTTGCCCAAGAATCAAAAGAGTCTTTTTTATAATACAATATTTCAAGATTATAAGAATCTAATGGATATGCCCCACTTTTTTTAAAATTTTCCCAATCTTTTGTAGACAGCCCTTCTCTTAGAGTTTCTAACAACTCTTTTGTTTCTTTATTATCAGAATTTAAAGTATTTTTTATAATAGTTTGATCAAACATATATCTATATTGATTATTACCAAAAAGGTCAGCGCCAACTTCTTGCATTGACATTACATCAAGAATCGAAAATTTATAAGGTATTTCTCCAACATTTACTGTACTATCCATTAATACGCTACCAGCAGCTTTATTAACAACATTTTTTAAATTACTAATGTCTTCATCTTTTATTTTGGCATTATATGTAACAATGGGAACATTTCCATCTCTGAATATGCCTCGCAATATTTCCTCCACTGCAGAATACAAATCAACCTTTTCTGCCCACCTATTAAAAAGCCTTTCTGCAGACTCTATCTCATGTGTTATCTGAAAACCCTCAAGTGCAAAATCTGTCATAATATCAACAACATTTCCTATTAGACCAATATTTTCATAGGCTTTTCTGCATTGCGAAATTTTTTCTATAATGGTATTATTGCCATTTCTATTGGAAAAGGCTGACCTATGTGACGTAAGATCTATTCGATTGCCAGCAAATGTTCTATAGGTAGCATCATTATAATAGTCGTTTACACAGATTTCGTTCTCATTAAACTCATCAGTAACAAGATCGTTCCATGTTGCTATTGATTTATCTTTATTATATTTATTTTCAGACATAGGTTTCTCCATTAGATAATTTCTATATTATTATACGTTTATTCTATTTGGTCTACCCATCCGCCATTAAAATCATCCCATTGCTGTAATATTCTGTCTTTAGAAGTTTTTCTCCCAGCTTTTTCTTCAATGATTTCATTTGCAAAATAATTTGCCAACAATAATGCAGAATATCTATCTTTTCTTGGCTTCACCTTTTTCTTTTTTGCCTCAAGTGTTGGGTCTATATCAAAATGTCTATTGCCATTTTTAGTTTGCGTTACAGATATCTGATACATTTCCCTTTTGCACTCATTCACTTCTTCATATGTATCATCTATCAACTCAGAAGTTTTATCATCTTTATATGCTTCACTTTTTACCACACGACTTGGAAACATTATGCTGCAGTCTTCTATATTCTTTTGTAGCAAGAAATTAGCTTCCTCAATCCACTTTGACGTAAAATTAACAACATTTAATATATATTCACCATCCCTTGTTTTCTTTTCTGTTTCAATATCAAAGATTGGCTTTTGATCATTTACAAAATATTCTGGATTCTCAAGCATTTCCTCGACTGTAAGTCCACCGCCACCAGCATCCATAGCTATTCTAATCACATTAAATTTTGCTAATATACGCCTTATAACTTTTACACTTTCAGAAAATTTAGTATCCAAAAGTGTTTTTATATAAACAACCTTGTGAGGCTTACCAATTTCCAAGACGACAATGGCAAATGCATCTCCAGTCCTAGCTGGGTCAACACCCATAACATATTCTCTATCTTCTTTGCCTTTTACTTGAACTGTAAAGCCATCCATTCCCTTCGCTGTAGCACCATCTATGGCTTTATGAGAGAAAAATCCACGAGAAACATCTGCAAATATACAATTATATTCCATATTAAATAACATCGAAGACATTGTAATTTTAGCATTAGAAATCAAGTCGCGATCAAGAATACCCTCTGGTATTTTTTGCCATGGCAATATCATAAGTCCATAGTTACGATAATCAATAAATGTATCGCCATAATTCTCACCCAACTCATCTGCAAGATTATATCCATAATCTTGAGCCTGACAATTTATAATTTTTAAATATTGTCTATACATCTGATGAAAATTACCATCTTGAAATCCGGCAGTTCCACTAATAATAATTTGGTTCCCAACATTAGGCTGCTTTGAACTATTAATGTTTCTATATGATTCTTTAAGCTTAGATATTGGATCTAATTGTGTAGCTCCAAAACCCCTAACAACAACATTAAAAACTTCTTGATCAACAGAATCTACCTCATCGACTAGAACAGTAGAAGCACGCTCACCACGAATCTTGCTACCATCACCAAGGGGGAGTGCCTTAATAACACTGTCGCCTATCCTAAACAAACAATGATCAACAGATCTTTTTGGTGCTGAACCTGCAGCAGCTCTCAGCAATGGAGCCCGCCTATAAATTGCCTCTATTTCCTCAAAAACACGCTTAGCCTGTCTAAAAGATGCAGAAACAATTATAATTTTACTGCCCTGTAACAAAAGCCCTCTAGAAATAGAATATAATGCCAATGAAAATGTTTTTGCCGCACCACGAGAGGCTATAAGCAAAGGATATTTTTTACTCCACATAAGCTTCTGAAAACAAATTTGATAATCACAAAGCTCTGTGCCAAGTATATATTTTGAAAACCATCCAATGCTATGAAAAGACATTGCAACAATCTCTGCCATAGGGTCGTCACTTTGTATCGACACACCAGCTTTAAGGGGATCTGCAAAATCCATTATATCTAAAGAAGGAGCCCAGTACAAATCTGGAGTGATAATTGGCATATTATTCTCCTAAAGCCTTGTTTTTACAATATACTCTAACGTTATACATCTTTGTTAATCTCTGCTTGTTCTGCCATATAGACACTATATGCCTTATATAGCAGCCAATAAATATGTGCATGAGCCTCAGACCTATCCTTACAAAAGAAAACAGGAATTTCACGTTTAACAATAACAGAGAAAACGTTAGATAAAAAACATTTTGGAGCCATTCTAGAAAATCTACGTTTTCCAAACACTCTCCCAAGGCTTTCTTCCACAACAATATACCTATATGGGACATCCGCAAGATTGTCAAGTTCTCTCATAAATCTTCCACGCTCATTGCCAAAGCAATTGACAAGCTCGTCTATTCCATTCTTCCGCTCAACAATAACATAATCTTCAAATCCTTCGAGTGAATAATCACCAACATCTAGCTTTTGTATTTTGTAACCATTATTATCTTTTGTTTTTTTATATTTATGTGGCGATTTTTCCCTAGTGTCAACAATAATTGTAGGTAAAATAATCTTTATTTTTTTCTTAGATTTTTTAATGTTATCAATCTGACTATTCTTGCGCCTCTTTTTCCCCCATATCTTTTTCAATTTCCTCGGAGTTTTTCTTTTCTGCTTTTTCCTTTTTTTCTTTATATTCTTCTTCTTTTTTTCTTCCTCCATTCTTTCCTCCATCATAATATTTAGATACATCTATTTCTTCAATACCATAAGCATTGCCATCTTCTATCATTTTATTTAAGCACTCATCTCCATATGCGTTAAATGCATTAGCTTCTCTACCAACAACATTTCTTATTTTTGCATTATTAAATTCTTTAACAAGATTAATAAAATTTGTAGCGCTATCTTCTTGTCGTCTTAGTCTTTGAGATCTTTCAAGATCAAGACTCTTTTTAAGTTTTAATATAGTCTCATCTTTATCCTTAGTATTGCGAGATACATCTGGAACAGGATCACCATTAGCAACCTCATCATATTCCATTCTTTGTATACGCATTTTAGAGATTTGCGTCATTGTAAGTTCATGTAGATCGTCTTCTTCATACGCTGTTAATGTTTCTATTTCTGGACTTGTAGAATATTCTATGTATTTAGCTTCATAAAAATTCAACTCTTCTGCTGTAAGAAGCCCCTTAGTAATTTGGTATCTAGGATTATTCCGCAATTTTTTTAAAAAATATTCTCTCTTCTGTTTTTGTGTCATTGACTTTACGTCTACAGAAGATGTTTCCTCAAATTTTTCTAAAATATCTGTTTCTTCACCCTTTTGTTTTTTTCTTTTTTGTAAACCTAATGTGTTGCGCCACCTTACAACAGTGCTTCTTGCAACCTCAAGTTCTTCTGCCATCTGAGAGTCTGTCTTATCTTGATAATTCTCATAAAGGTATCTTTTTATTTTATATTCAATATCTTTTTTCATTTTCCACCAAGCAGTTTTTTCAAACATTCGTCACATTTAGTCCCGAAAGTACCGCCGTGCCCACTTGCGACTTCAATATCTTTCCCACAAGCTATACACTTTACAGACTCTGTAGTTTTCCTTAGTGCTGGTTTAGCATTATTTTGCTCTTTATTTTTTGTTTTCCCACTTTTCTTTTTCCCATCTTTTCCATATGCAAAATTAGCGAAATCATCTTTCTTTTGCTCACCATTATTGTTATCAACAGTAGATATAGATGGCGTTGATGACAAAGGAATTGAGTCATGCGACTTTGATGGAACAAATCCCAAGTATGGAG